TATTTTTTGCTTAATTTGTCAAATATGTAATCAATGTTTTGTTTGTCCATCATCTTACGTCTGCATCTTCCATACCTGCTACACGCAGTTTTGTTATGTTTGTGATTTGCCATTGTTTTTGATCAAGGCCTTTGAGTATGCCAAGCCATTTGTTTCTTAACAATGCCCATTCATTTACTATGGCTTCAAAGTCACAAACTTCATCTTCACCATCAACATATTTTTCAACATCTCTAGATGAAAGTGCTCTTTGATAATTTTCTAAATAAATTTTGTAATGTTTTGTTCTTAATTTACGCAGTTCTCTATTCAAATGGTTAAGCACGGCTTCAATTTCTTGTAATTGTGCAAACCTTGTTTCAACAATACCAGGCAGTGTTGATGCCGCCTTTTCAAGTTTGCCATAAAGTTTTACTTCACTTTTTGCTTGTGCAAGTTCCGTTTCATAATATTGAATTGCAGAAGGAATGTTTGCAAGTGATCTTACAATTTCAGAGAACCAATTAGTATTCGCCATCTTCTTCATCATCGTGATAGTCTACATACTCTTCTAAAACTTCATCAACAGCATCTGCCAGTGGACCATCTCCGACTTCATTTTGCAGTTCTCTTAATGTTGTTTCTTCAACTCCTTGTTCGATGAGAAAGTTGACCAGTCTTACAGCCACTTCGGGTTTGTCTTTTGGAATCTTCTTTTCAAAGATATCCCAAAGTTCTGCTAATACTATTGCGTCTACTGAGTCCAAAATTATTCTCCTTCAACCTCGTCGACAGTACTTACCTCTTCAACAGGAATTTCCTGTGGTGTAATATTGCTTATTTCTTGCATGATTATTTCTAATTTTTCACCTGTCCATGCTTTTCTATATTCAAGATGTTCTTTGCCTTGTGAATCAATATACTTTAATCTGTTACCTGATTTTGTTAACAATCCTTTTTTCTCAAACAAGTCAACCAATCCACTGTATGGATCCATGCCTGTCTCATATGGAATTTTTATTTGTACACCTTCAAAAGGTTTTGCGTATCTTGTTTTCATAACTTTACATGCCGCTCTGATACCACGCACATCAGTAACTTTGTTGCCATCTTCATCTTCTTTTAGTTTTAGTTTCTTCATTGCTATCACTATTGATGATGCATAGATAAATCCTTGCCCACCTGATATCTTATCATCAGGATCAAACATGTCCTGTGATGCGTATGTATGATTGGTTGCTAACATGCCAATATTGTGTGAACCAAACATGTTTACACAGTTTCTTACCAGTGCAGTCAGTGCCTTAGGCTTTCTACCTAAATCACCTTTCATTTCACCCTTGTCAAACTGATCAACATCAGTTGGTGTCAACAACATGCCTAGTGAATCAATTACAAACAGTATCTTTGGTTTGTCTTCAACATCTTCACCATAATCTGCTCTGTATTGTTTCATAAAAGTTGATATTGTTTTTGCAACGTCATCAATCATGCTGATGCTAAGACGCATCAATTTTTCAGGAGCAGTATCTACGTTCAGTGCCTGTAACCATTTTTCATCTAGTGCATTCTCAGAATCAATCAACACAACAAATATACCTTGTTGCTGTGCTTGTCTTACTACATTGCCTGATGCAATAAAAGATTTGCCTGAACCTGACTCGCCTGCTAATACAGTTACTTTGCCTAATGGCACGCCTTTGTAAAAATCACCAGATATCAAATAGTTCAATGCATGATTGCCTGTTGAAATCCAGTCTGTAGGATCATTGAATCCTATGCCCAAACCATCAATGGATTTGGTTATGTCTTTGCGAAATTTTGATATATCAAATGCTTTAACCATGTCTTACTCCTAACTTAATTTTAAATGTTTTATATATTTTGTCAATCATTGATCAATATCTCAGTTATTTGACTTGTATGTGACAACACCTTGTTGTCAAAATTTTGTGAATATTTTCCAACTGGAAATTCTCCTATGCCTAGTTGTTTATTGTATGGGTCTATGTTGTTATCAATCATCCACTGTTTGAATTCTGGTGCAAACACATGACCAGTCATACTTTCATTTGGCTCAATATCTAAACCAAGATAGTGGTTATTTTTTAGTCTTGCATATTCTATTGGCAAGTTGTCTTCATGTATGTCTCTGTAGTCTTTGCCAACTTCATTGTAACTCAAATAAACTGTCCAAGGTTTATATTCAAATTCGATGCATTCATAATCTTCATCAGTAAATTTAATTCTATCAACACATTCCTTTGGATTTTTGCTCCACAACATCATCCATTCTTTTTCAAACGGATATTGTTCCAATAGATGCACTCCCCAATTCACACGTCTTACCGCTTCTTTAATTTTGGTTGGAGCAACCAACATCAGTTTAGATGGATTGTCATACTCACCATTTAATTTTTCAAATATTGTGTGCAGTTGATTTCTCCAAATGGCGTCATCCCAATAAATTTTTTTGATGTCAATAATGTCTTGTTTCAGATATTTGTTGATATCGTCAAAGGCTTCTAGCATTATGTTTTGTATTTGATCTTTTTCTAAATATTTGCTAAAACTTTCTCCATCATCTGTCATAATACCTTTTGAACCAATTTCTCTTTTTAGCATGGCACCATATTTGTTACCAATTGGTGTGTCAAAACACTCAATATTCACTGTATGAGTGTCATCAATTATGATTGTAATTTCTGCTGTCATTTTGTATAGTGCGTAGTTGCCTACGCACTATTACTTTATGATTATTTTTGCTGTCTAGCACGAATCATTGCCAATATGTCTTCTGCCTTGTTATCAGTAGAAGCCTGTGTTGGTGCTGGTTGCGGTGCTGGTGCAGTTGCCACTGGTTCTGGCGTTGGTGCTGGAGCAGGTTCAGGAGCAGGTTGTGTTGCCACTGGTGCCACTGTTGCCTCCATTGCCGGTGCCGGTTGTGGTTTTGCAGTTGCGTTCACAGGATCACCTGTTCTTTGTGCCATGCCTGCAGGACGAAAGTATTGACTCCATTTTTCTGCATCATATGGTTGTCCATCTACAGATGCTTCAAACATTTCTTTCATCACTTTTTGTTCAACTTCAGATGGTTTCTTTGGAAGGAAATCATTCAAATTAAACAAGCCATGTGTATCAATTGCTTGTTTTTGTTCTGGCGTCAGTGCAGATTCTCTTCTTGACCATTTCGATGTTGAATAGTCTGCATATCCACCTTTGCTTGACTTGTTTATTCTAAAGTCAACACCAGCATCATAATCAGTTGGCAAATTTTCCATTTCTGGATCAAGTAATGCACCTTTGATTATGTTGAATATTTGTGGACCAATTATAAAACGTCTAATTGGATTTTCTGGAGTAGTGTCTTCTTGCAATGGTGATTCATTGACAAAACCTTGGAAAATGTAAGAACGTTTTTTCCAATATTTTCTACCCATGTCTTCTAACGACTTATCTTTGAACCAGCCTCTTACTTCTGCAAGTATTGAACATGGTTCACCCCACATCTCCATACAAGGAACTTGTACTTGTACAGATCCAGTTGATTCACCTTTTACAGAGTTGAAAGGTAATTTGATCATTGCCCTTTCGGCCCAAAAGAATGTGTTGTTTGGATCTTTGTCTGGTAAGAAACGTATTACTGCTTCAGTACCTTCTGCTATATTCCAATGTGGGTAAATTGCGTTGTCGCCTATTGGACCTCCTGATGAAGTCTTGGCGTCTTGTGCCTTTAGTTTAGCACGAATTTCTGCTAATGTTGCCATAAAATGCCTCCTTATGTTGCCTGTTTAGCCTATTAATAATATATTACTATACTATATTGTAATTATGCAGTCAATGATTTTATTGTTGAGGAGTCCAAGGATTTTTGGCAACTTCTTCAGTTACCCATTTGTCCAAGAATTGCACCAATATTGTTGGTGTGCTACAATCTATGGTGTCTATGTCTTCTTCCAGTTGCACTGCTAACATGCATTCTTTTTTTGGCAATTCATAATATTTTTTGTTTTGGCAGACAATCACAGTGTCTTTTTTGTCTTCAACCATTAAGCCACACACTTTGTTTGATTCATGCACAATGTGATCACCTACTTCAAATCTGTATGTGTTGTCAATTTGGTCAGATCTTATTTTGTCAAATCCACCTGTGACAGTATCCCAGTCAAATTCTTCAGTTTTTACTTTTTTTTTGGTTTTTTAAAAAATGGCTCTTTTGCGTCTTTTGGTTTGTCGTATGTTTTTACGCCAATTTTTGAATCTCTGTCTGTTTTAGTTGGCTTTGGATTCATGCCTACTGCCATCATAGAATATTCGTCTGTCTTCTTTTTGTTGTATTTGTCTTTGATCTTGCCAATTTCTTCTGCACTTGCACCTGACCCTGCCGCACTTTGTATTTTCTTCATGCCGTCTTTGCCATACTTTTTGACACCAGCACGATACATTATGCCGCTTTCACTCATCTCTGCTGAACGCATAAACATTTGTGCATACTTTTTAATGATTGGTCTTGCATCTGCTTCAGGACCTTTGGTTTGTGATAGATCATATAAATCATCCATCAAACTGTCATCACCTATGTGATCATAAACTATGCCCTGTGCATTGTCACCATCTACGCCTACTGGAATTGGCTCTTTCATAAGTTTTGCAATGTCTCTAAAATCTTCTGCTGTCTTTGGTGCTTTCCATGTGCCTTCTGTTGTTGTGTCGTATTCTTTTACTACGTTGTTGGCCCACTTTTCGAATGAATCTTCACCTTTGTATTTCTTTTTATATCCAAGGTCTTTTTTGCCTACTTCTTGTCCTTTGATGTTTTTGTATTTTTTAAGTTCTTGTGGATCTATTCTTACTTGATCTTTGTATTTTGGATCTGCCTTCATTTTCTTAAGGTCATCTATGTATTTTTTAACAAGTTGAATTGCAGTCTTTTTTAATTCTCCATATCCTTTTGGTGGAGTAACAAATAATTCACCTTGTTGTTGTATTTCTGAGTCCATATCTGCCGCAAAGTTGTTCAGTCTCATTGCTTCATCATCTTGTGGAAGATATCTTGTAGCAATGTCTCTAAGTATACTTGCAATCATGATATTTTTGTCTTTGAATTTAGTTTTTGCTAACATGTTGTCAGCGGCATCGTTTGGTTTTAGTATTAATTTGTTTCCACCTGCTAACCAACTGTCCACGTATGCTTTATTCTTTTGTGCAGAAGTAGTTTCATCAGCACCTGGTGCCATTGCATCTTTGTCTGCTTCTTTCACTGCTTGGTGCACAATAGGAAGTGCATCTAACACTTTTTCATCAAAACTTTTTTTAGTAAGTTGGTCTTTATATTTTTCAACTTCTTGTTCTGTCATTTCAACTGGTGTGCTTGGTTTGTAATTTGCCTTTATTTCAGCATATCCTTTTTGTGTTGCTAATCTGTGAATGTTTGTGTGTATTGTGTGTATTTTTTCTTGTGTAACTTCTGCCAATCTGTTGTTTGCTGTGTTCAGCAAATCTTTGTTGTTGATATATCTACTGAATTCTCTTAATTTCAACAGTTGGAAACTTTGTTCTTGAATGTACTTGCCAAATTCATCATATGGATATCCACCATTTGCAACATGGCGTGCCATTGCTCTTGCACCTTTAAGATGTATGATTGGATACTTGAATCTTTCACCTTCTTCACTTTGTACAAATATTGATTTAATGTGTCTTGATCTTGCACCTTGTTGTGTTTCGTCTACTGGCTTGGAATGTTTGATTATAACCTTTGCAGTTTGCATTGGATGATATGATGTTTTACTGGTGCCCCACATACGTCTACTTTCTGCTATTTTATTTTGTGCAAGATATTTATAGTCTTTTTTCTCCAAGTTTGACTTGCTAATATCACGCACATCAAAGCCTAAATTTCTTGATTTTGCAAATTTTCTTATGTCTTGTATGAATTCAAACCATTCTGTTTTCTCAGACATCGGTTGATTTTCTGTCATTTGACGTGAATAGTACACACTTAATTCTTTTTCACCAAGTGCTACACTTACAGGATGATCTTTATACTCAAAACTGAAAAATTGAGCAGTTTTTGGGTCAGTGGTGCTTTGTGCATCAGCATCTCCCATGGTCAAATCTGAAAATTTTGCTCTTAATTGATTGAATAATTCTTCGTTTGTATTCATTTTTGTATTTATCGACTATGTTACTACGAAGATAGGCATTGGAGCCACCTCTTCTTCTGTATTTTCTTTCAATCTTTGGTACAATTTTTGATCCCAACCAGCAACTACACTTACCATTCTACATATTAATAGTGTTGCACTTACTAAATCATCATGTTCTCCCGGTTTTGCAGAAAAACTATTGCCTGCGGCTACAAATGTTTTAAGTTCAGATATCAAATTTTTGCTGTGTATGGTCATTTTGTCATTTTCAATGTATTCTTTAAATTTTGAACATGCACTGATTTTGGATCTGTGTGTAGTGTTGAATCCTTTTCTAAATTTACGCACATGTCCTCTGCGTATTGGTTCAGAGACAAACAGTCCTTTAATGTTTTCTTCTCCTTGATCCTGTATTGCCATTAATGCCGCCTCTCCTATGGTGTTGTTTTCGACACTGTAATAAATTTCAGAGGCTTTGGCACTGTGCCTAGTTACGTTCTGATCTATTTGATTAATAATGTCCTTGAGCACTCTAATTTGTCCTTGTATTGGCGTGTTGTTGTGTTGCCATTCTGCACACTGTATCATGCCAGGTAATTCAAACACCTGTATTGCCGCATAATCTCCTCCAGTACCTAATGAAGGGTCCAGCGAAACAAGATAGGCATGTCCTGCTCTTGGTTTTTTATACCAACGCACTTGTCCATGCCTTTCTATTGGTTCTTTGGGTGCAAGATCAACTAATTTTACTGCGTTGATGAGTGTTTCGTCGTAAATGATGAATTCACACTCATGTTCACGTCTAAATCTTTCTATGCCTATACGTGATTTTTCATCTCTTGCCCATGCTTCATCTCTGTCTGGGTGTTCTGACCAGTGTGCCTTGTATGCCGCAAATCCATTTACTCCTACTTTCATCACTTCACCATTTTCATCTAAGTTTTTGTTGGCTTCTTTCCACAACAATGCAAATTGATCTTCATCAGAGTTTGGCGTTGATGTAATGATACACTTACCACCTGTTGCTAGAGTTGGAGAAAGTGCAGTCCAAAACTCTTTGGCTTTGTTTGGTGGATTCACAAATGCAAACTCATCACAGTATATTACAGACAAGGACATACCACGCCCTGTGTTTTCAGTTGTTGTGGTTGCTTTTACTCTTGATCCATTATCAAACTCTATTGTGTTTCTATTGTATGAATAGATGCCTGGTCTAATGAAGTCTGGCACTGATTCATATGCATATCTAAACCTATTCATGATGTCTTGGGCACCTGTGTATTTGTGTGCCGCAATCAATATCTGTGAATCAGGCACAAACATTGCATACCATAATAGGTATGCACTTGCACAGGTTGTTTTGCCTGTCTGCCTTGGCAACATGTTGATTGAAAATCTATTTTCATGATAGTTTTTTACAAGATTTTTTTGAAATTCAAATGGTTCGAATTTGATTGCACCTTTTGTAGGGTGTTGTATTTGCAAAAAGTTTTCCATAAAATACATAGGTCCTGTATCAGGGTCACTACACTTGGCTAGATCAGCCAGCATTTTATCTGAATATTTGATCTTTTTGTGGGCCTTTTTTACTAGGTTACCTTGAAGTTGTACTGCCATAGTACATTATTTAACGGTTAGAATTACCGTAATGTATTACTGTATTATTTTCGTCCTCGTATTTCCTGTATAAATCAACAATAATACTGTTTTTGTTAAATGGATATGTAGAATAGTCTTTGTCATGTGCTAACAAATATGTGTATCGTTGTTTTTCAGATGGTGTTACTTCGTAACTTACATTGAATCCCATTTTTTCATC